ATTTACAGATCGGAGATGTCGTAGAGCTGGGCGGTCTTGAATGGGGCGGCTATCTGCACATGACCGTGAACTGGGGTGGAATCGAGATGGTGGTGTGCCGGGCAGAGGACGTGGCCGGAGTGGTGAATGCCTCATTGTGAGCAGCGCTCTATCCTGATTGCATACCTGTACATGAAAGCCGATTGCGAGGACTGGCACGGCGTGAGCGATGCGGCGAACGATCTGAGAGAGATCGACGCTGCCCGTAGAGAACGCGAGAGCCTCACGCAAGCTTTCCCTGAAATTTCAAGGCGCGACAATGCCCAGCCGTGAGAAAAGAGCCCGATGGACTCCCGAGGTCGTGAGAGATCGCATTCGCACCGGGATGCTGATCAATCGCCTGCAGAATCACGTGGCTGGCAGGCTGGAAATGAGCAAGACCCAGATCCAGGCTGCGGGCATCCTTTTGCGCAAGACCTTGCCCGACATGGTGGCCCAGCAAGTGGAGCGCAGACCGCTCGAGAGCATGGCTGATGACGAACTCCTCGCTACCCTTCAGTCCATCCGAGGCTACCTCGCTGCTCAAAGCGCTGGAGCGGGAGTGGCAGACCCGCGAGAAGCAGAACCAGCTCAAGCACTACCGACCGTACAGTAAGCAGGCGGAGTTTCATGCTGCGGGAGCGATTGCGAGACAGCGATTGCTCATGGCTGCAAACCAGGTGGGTAAGACCTGGGCTGCAGGGTTTGAGCTCGCCATGCATGCGACCGGGCTGTATCCGGAATGGTGGACAGGTAGGCGGTGGGATCGAGCGATCGTCGGATGGGCAGCAGGGGTAACCGGTGAGAGCACACGGGATAACCCCCAACGCATTCTCCTTGGACGACCCGGAGCAATTGGCACGGGCGCTCTTCCCAAGTCAGCCATTGTGGAGACGAGCAGTAGCCGAGGTCTTGCGGACGCGGTTGATACAATCAGAATTCGGCATGCTTCCGGCGATATCTCTACGATTCAGCTTAAATCGTACGAGAAGGGTCGCGAGAAGTGGCAGGGCGAAACCCTCGACTTCGTCTGGTTCGATGAAGAACCGCCGGCAGATATCTACACGGAAGGCTTGACGCGCACGAATGCCACGAATGGCATGACGCTGATCACCTTCACGCCGTTGCTGGGGATGACGGAGGTGGTGCGGCGGTTCCTGCTGGAGAAGCCTCCCGGCACGCACGTCACCACCATGACGATCGAGGATGCGGAGCATTACACTCCCGAACAGCGCGCCGCCATCATCGCTACGTATCCGGAGCATGAGCGCAAAGCTCGCACGCAGGGCATTCCGCAGCTCGGTTCCGGTCGTGTTTTCCCCTTCGATCGCTCCCAAGTCGCCTGTGAGTCTTTCCCTGTCCCCGAGCATTGGCCGCAAATCTGCGGGATCGATTTCGGATGGGACCATCCAAGTGCGGGCGTGCGACTTGTTTGGGACCGTGATGCTGACACGATCTACGTCATTGCGTGCCATCGCGCCAAGGCCCAGACCCCCATGATGTTCGCTGCGGCTACCAAGCCCTGGGGCGACTGGCTCCCCTGGGCATGGCCGCATGACGGCAAGCAATCCGGGGGCAAATTCGACAACCAGGAGCAGCAGCAGTTGGCTGCGATCTACAAGAAGCACGGCTTAGCCATGCTCTTTCAGCACGCCCAGTTCGAGGACGGGACGAACGGGGTGGAATCAGGCATCACGGATATGTACGAGCGGATGGAAACGGGGCGCTGGAAGGTGTTCAACCACCTGGCCGACTGGTTCGAGGAGTTCGAGCTCTACCACCGCAAGGACGGGCTGATCGTGAAGCTCAATGACGATCTGATTTCAGCTTCCCGCTACGCCCTCATGATGAAGCGCTATGCGATGCTCAAAAAGCAGGCGAAAATGCGGCAGGAAGTGGAGTATGCCCGCGGTCCACGAGGCGATGGGTTGGGTTGGATGAGTAACTAGCTAAAGCGACAGATTCCTTCCGCAGACGGAAGCGTTACAGTCGCGCGCGTGCCGTCTATCCCTGAGGACTTCGACAAGCCTGCCGAAACGGACGAGGAAATCTTTCTCGAGGCCGACCGTCGCCTGAGGATTTCCATCGAGGCGATGGGGGATAACACCAAGAGCGCTATTGAGGCGTTGGAGTTTGAGGACGGTCACCAGTGGCCGGATGACATCAAGAACGCCCGCCGCTTGACCGGCCGACCCTCACTGACAATCAACCACACCCGTACCTTCGTCCGGCGCGTGGTGAATAACATGCGCCAGCAGCGCCCGCGCATCAAAGTGCATCCCACAGGGGATGGCGCCCGGATCGAGAAGGCCAAGGTGATTGCCGGCATGATCCGGCATATCGAGACCCGCAGTAAGGCTTCCGTGGCCTATGACGGGGCCGGCGAGAGTGCGGTCAAGATTGGCTGGGGCTACGCGCGGGTGCTCTCCGAATGGGAGTCGGAAACCAGCTTCCAGCAGGAGCTGAAGATTCTCGCCATCCGCAATCAATTCACGGTGTATGACGATCCGAGTGCGCAGCTACCCACCGGCGCTGATCGGGATTGGCTGATTCTGTCCGAGGAGATGAGCCGCCAGGACTACAAGCGAAAGTATCCGAAGGCGGATAACGCCGAATGGCGCCGAGGCGGTCCCGGGGATGACGGAAAGCTGTGGGAATCCAAAGAGAAGGTGCGCCTGGCGGAGTATTTCCGGGTCTGCAAGAAGCCCGAAACGCTCTATCTGCTTACCTCCGGAAAAGCGAAGTTCGGCTCGGACATGGTGGAGGGGGATATTGCGCTCGTGGGCCCAGATGGGCAGAAGGTCTCGCGCAAGTCCTTCCGGCGCGTGATCGAGTGGTATCGCCTGAACGGCCGAAAGGTAGTGGAGAAACAAACGCTCCCGGGCCGCTGGATTCCGGTGGTTCGCTGTCTAGGGAACGTGCTCGATATCAACGGGCAGGTGCGCTATCACGGCATGGTCGCGGATCTCATGGACGCGAACCGGATGCTCAACTACTGGGCCACCTGTGAGACGGAGCTGGTGGCATTGGCTCCTCGGGCGCCCTGGCTGGTGGCCGAAGGCCAGACGGACGGCCATCCGGAGTGGAAGGACGCGAATCAGAAGGCCTACAGCACGCTTGTCTTCAAGGCGGTGCATAGCAATCCGGAGGATCCCTCCAGTCCCCCGCTGCCTCCTCCGCAGAAGATCCCCGCCGTCGAAGTGCCGGCCGGTGTCATCAACGCTCGGCAGGGCGCCGAGCACGACATGATGGCTTTGGCGGGGATGCCGCATGAGCCGGGACAGGATAAGCCCGGGGAGGTCGTATCAGGGGTCGCCTTGCGTCAGCGTCAGGCGCTCTCAGACATCGGTCACTTCCAGTACTACGACAACCAAACGCAGTTCATCGCGCATATCGGGGAGATCCTGGTCGATTACATCCCGTACTACTACTCCGAGGAGCGCATGCAGCGAATCATCGGGGAGGATGGGGTGCCGGAGATCGTGCCCATCAACCAGCGCCAGGCAGAAGGGGAGATCAAGAACGATCTGTCCGTGGGCAAATACGATGTCGTGATGGACACCGGCCCGGGCTATGAGACCAAGCGCATGGAGGGGCAGGAGGCGATGTTGGATCTGCTGAAGACCCCTTTGGCTGAGCCGATCGTGAAAGTGGGCGCGGATCTGATCGTGCGCAACATGGACTTTGCAGGGGCTGAGGATTTGGCAGACCGCCTGCTCCCGACCAACCCGCAGGGCATGCAGAAGGCCGTCCAGGCGCTGCCGAAAGAGGCACAGGGCATCGTCATGGCCTTGCAGACGCAGCTCCAGCAGGCCCAGCAGGTCATTCAGCAGCAGGCGCTCGAGATCAAGTTCAAGGGATCGATCGAGAAGGGTTGGATGGAGGTCGAGCGGGAGAAAACCGACAAACAGGTCGGCGCCAAGGTGCACGACACCCAGGTGAGAGCGAGTACCGATCTCACCAAGCAGCGCATGGCCGATACCACCAAGCTCCAAGTGGCCGAAGTGGATGGCGCGGTGCAGCTGCTCAACACCAATACCGAAGCAGCACACGATCGGGCGGCAGCGAAAGAAATGGTCAAGTCGGCTGAAAAGGCCGAAAAGAAGAACGGAGCGTAAATGGGCAAGGTCGTCACCTCGCAGGGTCTCACCGAGTTTGTGCAATCCGGCACCGTCACGGATGTGCCCGACCACAAGCCGAAAGCCAACGGCGAAGCGCCGGCCCTGGAGGTCAAGAAAGCCGCGCCCGCGATTGATGTGAAGTCCACCGAGGAGAAACCGCCCGAGAAGGCTCCCGAAAAGCCCGCAGAAGCGGCGAAACCGGCCGATGAGGAGCACGATGAGCCCTTGACGGAGGAGGAGAAAACCCTTCCCGAGAAGGCTCAGAAGGAGATTCAGCGCGCCAAGCGGGCGGTGAACAAGAAGCACGCCGAGATGAAAGCCGCTCAGGAGGAATTGGCGGAAGCCGAGCGCTTCGGCGAGCTGCAGTTCAACGAGAAAAAGCTCCTGGAGCAGAAAATCGCCACGTTGCAGGCGGAAGTGGAGGCACTGAAGCCCAAA